TATTTTACAAACCATAGCGAAAAAATAGATGAAGGTTGTTATCATAAGATACAATCTGTTTTAGATAAAACAACTTTGTTAATAGGTCATAATATAAAATTTGATTTGATGTGGTTATTAGAGTCTGGATTTAAATATACAGGTAAAGTTTATGATACTATGTTAGGTGAGTATATATTAAATAGAGGTATAAGAAAAAGTTTAACATTAGAAATGTCTTGTCGTAGAAGAAAGATTGGATCAAAAGATAATCGCATAAAAGAATATACAGATAGGGGTATACCATTTCAAAATATACCTGCAGATGTAGTTGAAGAATATGGTAGAATGGATGTAGAAATAACTAGAAGATTATTTGATTCGCAAATGAGTGACCTAAAAATGGCTAAAAATAAGGGTTTATTGATGACTCTAAAGATGATGAATGAATTTTTAGTTGTGCTATCTGACATGGAAAGGAATGGAATCAATATTAATTTAGAAGAACTTCATAGTGTAGAAAAAGAATATCGTGCAGAGTTTGCGTATTTAAAACAAAAGATAGATAAGATTGTGTATAAACAAATGGGTGATACTAAAATTAATTTATCAAGTCCAGAACAATTATCTTGGTTAATATATTCTAAAAAACCAAAAGATAAAAAAGAATGGGCTAAAATATTTAATGTTGGTATAGATAAAAGCACAGGTAAAAATAAAAGAAGACCTAACTATTCACGACAACAATTTAGAAATTTAGTAGCAGACAATACAGAAACAATTTTTAGAACTGTGGCTGAACAATGTATAACCTGTAAAGGTAAGGGTGTAATTAAAAGAATAAAAAAAGATGGAAGCCCATACAAAAATTATACCAAGTGTCCAGATTGTGATGGTGATGGCTACATATATTCACCTATGGCAAAGATAGCAGGATTTAGACAAAGACCTAGAAGTGTATATGATATAGCAGAGTCTGGTTTTAGAACAGATAGAATAACTTTAACTAAAATAGCAGCAGAAGCAGAGGGTGAGTTTAAAGATTTTATTGATGCCATTGTTAGGCATAATGCAGTTGACACATACTTAAATACTTTTGTAGAAGGATTAAAAAATTTTACAAATGAAAAAGGTTTTTTACATCCTAAATTTATGCAAGCAATAACTGCAACAGGTAGATTATCTAGTCGTGATCCTAATTTTCAAAATCAACCAAGAGGTAAAACATTTCCTATAAGAAAAGTTGTAACATCTAGATTTGAAAAAGGTAGTATATTGGAAGTAGACTTTGCACAATTAGAATTTAGAACTGCCGTATACCTTGCACAAGATAAACAAGGTATGGAAGATATAAAAAATAAAATAGATGTTCATCAATACACTGCAGATATCATAGGTGTATCAAGACAAGATGCAAAGGCACATACATTTAAACCTTTGTATGGTGGTGTAACTGGTACAGAAGATGAGAAAAGATACTACACTAAATTTTTAGAAAAATATAAAGATATAAAAGTTTGGCATGAACAATTACAAAGTGAAGCTATTAGATTTAAAAGAGTTAAACTACCAACTGGTAGAGAGTATTCATTTCCATACGCAGAAAGAACCCCTTGGGGTGGATCTACATATGGCACGCAAATAAAAAATTATCCTGTACAAGGTTTTGCAACAGCAGATATTGTACCACTAGCTTGCATAAATATATACAAACTAATGAAAGAACAAGGAGTAAAAAGTTTACTTGTAAATACAGTTCACGATTCTATCGTAGCTGATATTTATCCTGGAGAAGAAGATGTGATGAGTAAAATATTTAAACAGGGCACAGCAGATGTAATACCTGCACTTAAACAGTATTACAAAATAGATTTTAATGTTCCACTTGACACAGAACTTAAAATCGGTTATGATTGGCTAAACATGAAGGAGGTTAAATGACCAAAGAAATAGAAGCATTGGAAACAATGGATGAATATTCTGATGAGCAGTACTCTGCTTTCCTAGAATATACTGCATTAAAAGATCAATGTGTAATAGCACCAACTACATTATACCTAGCTAATGACCATGAATTTTTTTCAGAGTGGAAATACTTTGCACAATCTGATGGTCTAGATGTTAAGGTAATTAATGGGGAGACTAGAATATGTTAGAAACTATATTTGGGTTAATAATGGTATATATATTAATAGGATTTTTTATAGATCCTTTTATGAAATAACACTTGACTTTTTATTAAAAATGTGGTATAAGATAATAACTAAAATGGAGGACAAATGTCTGATAATAACTTAGTAAATATAAAAGGAATGTCTGATGAGCAAATTATGCAAGCCATTGGACAAGATGATGGTTCTAATTTAGGTAATAACATACCAAGATTAGCAATCAATCGTACACCAGAAGATGATGATGGTAATCAATTACCAGTTGGTCACTTCTATACTTACGATTCTAAGATAGGTCAAAATGTTTTTGGTAAACCAGTTACATTAAGACCTTTCATAAGTGCAATGCAATATATGCACTATGATGCGGATAAGGGTGAGTATGTAAATAGATCTATTATATTTAAAAGCTGGAAAGAAGAAGCTATAGATATATTAGGTGGAACTAAATGTGGTAAGATACCTTTCAAAGAAAGGTCAACTCTTACTCCAGAAGAACTAGAAAGGCAAAGAACTATACGATGTTATAAACTAGTGTATGGTTTATTATCTTTTAAAGATGGTAAAACTGCACAAGGTAATGCACATAGTGTAGAAAACTTACCTGTTCTATATAGAGTAACTGGAACAGCTTTCTCACCTGTGAGTGCTGCCTTAGATCAATTAAAAAAAAGAAAAAAACTTATGTTTAATTGTACTTTTTCTCTTGAAACTAAAAGGCAAAAAAAGGGTGGTAATGTATTCTATGTCCCAGAGATAGGAGTAAATGCAGATACTAATTTACAATTATCTGATGTAGATATGGAAACATTAAAAGTATTTCAGGAGTCTATCGATACTGAAAATGCAGAAGTTGTAGATGCTTACAATAGTGCTAAGACTAAAAAAGCAAATGGTTCTGATAAAGTAGATGCCCAAATCGTTGATGATGTAGGTGATGAACTACCAGAACAAATATTGTCTAAGTAATGAATAATATATTGTTAAAAGTACAGCAGTATTTAGATTCAGTATCTAAAAGTCCTGTTAAACTAGACAAACAGTTAGTGCAGGAGTTTGGTGAGGCGTGTAAAAACGCCTTACTAAAACAGTTTGAAGAAGAAAGAAGAAATAAATTTGAATTAAGAATGTCTAATGTTGGTAGACCATTGTGCCAATTACAAATGGAAGCCAAAGGTATTAAAGGAGAAGGTCAACCATACAATGTAAAAATGAGAAATACTTTTGGAGATTTAATAGAAGCATTAGCATTATTTGTTATGAAGTCAGCGGGGGTAGATGTTAAAAATGAACAAAAAAAAGTTGAATATAAATTTGGTAAATATAAAATTGAAGGTAGACAAGATGTGGAAATTGATGAGAAAGTTTGGGATATTAAAAGTGCATCACCATATTCTTTTGAAAAAAAATTTGGAGAAGCAGGAGGATTTAGTGAAGTTGTTCGAGATGATTCCTTTGGCTATGCGTCACAAGGTTTTTTATATGGAGAAAGCCAAAACAAAAAATTTGGTGGTTGGATAGCAATTAATAAATCTACTGGTGAGTGGGCTGTGTGTGAAACTCCTACCTCTGTAGGAGAACATAAAACAAATGCTTTAAAAACTGCTGAACAAAATGTTAAAGCTATTGATAAAAAGGTAGAGTTTAAAAGATGTTATAAAGATATTGCAGAAACATTTAGAACTAAACCTACTGGTAATAGAGTTTTGGGTTTTGTATGCTCATACTGCCCATACAAACTTCCTTGTTGGGGAAGAGATAAATTGCAGTTGTTACCACAACAGCAATCTAAAGGTAAAAACCCTAAATGGGTTTGGTACACAGAAGTCAATAATCCTAAAAAGGATGAGACTATGGAGGCTGGTGGAGAGTAGTTTGAGGGGTCTGTTCTTCACCAACTCTTATGATGTTATATTTTGTAATATATAAACAAAAAAAAGAAAAGGAATATAGAATGTTTACTAACATAGTATTTGATAAAGAAAAAGAAGCTGAAGAGTTTGGGAAAAAAAGTATGAAGAGGGGATATGTACATAAAATTGTAGAATATAATAAAGAAAATTATAATAGGTATTGGCATTAATGAAAAAAAGTAAAGTAAATTATATTAATTCTGTTAAGGTAATAGTAAGTCCTTGGCAAAAAGGTTTTCACTGTGGTATTATTATGGATAGTACATCTAAAATGTCTACAGAAGAATATGAATTATGTTCTACAATAGCTAGAGGCATGATAAAAATGGCAACCTCCGACCCTCATTCAACGTTTCTATGGGGACTTCGTGGATTTGCTGATGACAAGAAAAAAAATACTAAAGACTTAAGTATAAGTTCTGTAGCAGAATTTGATGATGAGTCTAATGTTGTTGATTTTCTTGAATACTTAAAAATGAAACGAGATAAGGAGTTAAACTAATGGCAACACATTTAGTTATAGGTGACCCTCATTGTACACCTAAAGCAAGCAATGAAAGATTTCTGTGGGCAGGTAGACTTGCAGCAGATTA